ACGATGTTTGTAGCAATGACTATGATGGATACGTTTAAATTAGTACAGGTTATGAAAGACGAACAAACAGTAATTAAAGCATTTGTATCTGATAGAACAGGAATGCCTTTAAAAGTTCAAAAGATTGCTAGAGAAGAATTGAAACTACACAGACAAGAAAATATTATCAAATTAGAAGAATTGGATTTGAGAATTTTATATTTAGAAAAACAACACGAATAAACAAAAACACTTTATATTATGGCAAAGACAATTTATCTAGGAAATCCTAATCTTAAACGACAAAACGTTGAGATTGATTACACCGAAGAACAAATTCAAGAATATGTGAAGTGTCGGGACGACCCTATTTACTTTGTGAAAAATTACATTCATATTGTAAACCTTGATAAGGGTTTGATAAAATTTGAATTATATCCTTTTCAAGAAAATTTAATCAATACAATACATACAAACCGTTTCACAATCGTGAAATGTCCACGTCAGTCTGGTAAATCACAAACGTCTCTGGCGTTTATGCTTCACTATATTCTATTCAACGACCAAAAGAATGTTGCTATACTCGCCAATAAATCGGCAACGTCTAGAGAACTTCTTGGTAGACTTCAATTTGCATACGAGAAGTTGCCGATGTGGTTACAACAAGGTGTAATGGAATGGAACAAAGGTTCTATTGAACTAGAAAATGGTTCTCGAATCCTTGCTGGTTCAACATCTTCAAGTTCTATTCGTGGTTACTCATTTAACCTAATTTTTCTAGACGAGTTTGCATTCGTACAACAGGGTATGGCAGAAGATTTCTTCCGTTCAGTATATCCTACAATTTCTTCAGGTAAAGATTCTAAAGTAATTATAGTATCAACACCCAACGGAATGAACCACTTTTATAAAATGTGGTTAGATGCCGTTGAACATAGAAACACATACAAAGCATTTGAAATTAATTATTGGGATGTTCCAGGACGAGATGCCGCTTGGAAGGCAGAAACTATTGCCAATACTTCCGAAGAACAATTCAAACAAGAATTCGAATGTGAGTTCTTAGGTTCGGCAGGTACATTAATCAACCCCGCTAAATTACATTCTTTGGTAATGAGAGATCCGATATATAGAAAAGACGACTTGAAGGTATATGAAGAAACAGTAGAAAATCATTCATACGTAATTGCAGTTGACGTTGCTGAGGGTAGAGGACAAGATTATTCATCAATGAATGTTGTTGATGTATCAAAACTACCTTTTGTTCAAGTTGCGACGTATCGGTCAAATGAAATTTCCCCACTATTATTCCCACATTACATAATGCAAGTTGCTCAGGCATATAACGAAGCAACCGTTATTATTGAATCAAATGGTCCAGGAGCAGAAGTTGCTAATATTCTACATTACGACTTAGAGTACGATAACACCATTAACGAATCTGGTGTTCATAATAAACTTGGTAGAAAAATGACTAGTCGTATTAAGGCAATTGGTTGCTCAAATATGAAAGATTTAATTGAAGGTGATAAATTAATAGTCAATGACCCAGATACCATCACAGAACTATCTATGTTTGTGACCAAAGGTAAATCTTGGGCTGGTGAAGGCGACGGTCATGATGATATGGTTATGGGTCTAGTTATGTTTAGTTGGTTATCAACTCAACCAGAGTTTAAAGAATTGACTGATATGGAATTGCGAGTAAGGTTATATGCAAATAAGATATACGAAATTGAAGAAGAATTAACCCCATTTGGATTTATCGACGGCGATGGATACGAAGACGGTGAGATAGTTGTAGAGGGCGGTGAAGTGTGGACAGTCCAGCCTGGAAGTATGTTGTTCTAAAGTTTGGTTTTTTATAAATAGTTGTATCGAAATAATAATGTTTCGACAAACTTATTTTTTAAATATAGGAGAATGACAATGGGATTTCAATTAAGTCCAGGCGTTCAAACAAAGGAATTTGATTTGAGTACGTCTATCCCTGCAGTTGCTACCAGTTTAGGTGCTACAGTTGGTCGCTTTACATGGGGACCTTGCTTTGATGCAACTTTGGTAGCCTCAGAGAGCAATCTGGTTAGTGTTTTTGGTAAACCAAATGCAGATTCATACCCGTCGTTTTTGACTTCTGCAGCCTTTTTAAGTTACTCTAACTCACTACAAGTGGTTCGTGTAGTTGACGCTACTGCTACTAATGCTAACGCATCTGGTACTGGAGTTTTGATTAAAAATGCTGAAGATTTTGATACACAGATGGATTCAGGTACATTAACAGAAGGTTTTTATGCACGTTACCCAGGAGCATACGGTAATAGCATTACAGTAGAAACTGCTGACGAAGCAGGATACGCAACTTGGGCATATGCAGGTGCGTTTGACGTATCTCCGGCTGCTTCTAACAGTGAAATGGCAATTGCCGTTTTAGTTGGTGGTGTTGTTGCTGAAGCACATATCGTTTCTACAGTTGACGGCAATAAGAACGCAGATGGCAATAACATCTTCGTTGAGAAAATCATTAACGACACATCAAAGTTAATCTTAGCAGTAAATGCTAACGTTGCTAATGGTACTGCTTCAACAGTTTTTGCTAATGGTGCTGACTCAGGTGTTGGTGAAGACGACTATAAACTAGGTTGGGACTTATTTGCTAATGCAGATGAAATTAATGTTTCTATTCTAGTTGCTGGTGGTGTTACTAATGAAGCAAAAGCAACTGCTTATGCCGTTCAAAAGTACATGGTTGAGTCTATTGCTGAAGTTCGTAAGGACTGTTTTGCAATGTTATCTCCTGCTAAAGAAGACGTAGTAAACGTTGGTGGTGCATCTACTGCAGTATCTAATGTTATTGCTTCACGTAAAGACGTATCATTTAATGTTGCTTCTTCTTACGGTTCTTTAGACGCTAACTACAAATACACATACGACAAGTATAATGACACATATCGTTGGATCGGTTTTAGTGGTGATACTGCAGGTTTACTTGCATACACTGACTCTACTCGTGACGCTTGGTGGTCACCTGCTGGTTTAAATCGTGGTCAAATTAAGAATGTTGTTAAATTAGCATACAACCCTTCTTCGACTTTACGTGACCAGTTATACATGTTACCTAATGGTATTAACCCAATCGTTTCTTTCCCAGGTCAAGGCACTGTGCTTTGGGGTGATAGAACTTTACTTACAAAACCTTCTGCTTTTGACAGAATCAATGTTCGTAGATTATTCATCGTTATTGAGAAAGCAATTGCAATTTCTGCTAAATACTTCTTGTTTGAATTTAACAACAAGTACACTCGTAGAAACTTTGTGAATATGGTTAATCCTTACCTTGGAGGAATTCAAGGAAAACAGGGTATGTATGACTTTTATGTTCAATGTGATGAGACAAACAATACTGGTGAAGTGATTGATGCTAACCAATTTGTTGCTAGTATGTTTATTAAACCTGCTAAGTCAATTAATTACATTACTTTGAACTTTGTTGCAACTAAAACTGGCGTTGACTTCTCTGAAGTTATCGGTCAGGTATAATAAGGGAGAATTAAAATGAATTACGATACTTTTAGTTCACAATTAAAATCACAGAACTACGCAAGAAGTAATCTGTTTGAAGTATTCATCGGACTAGCTGGACAAGACCAGAAGTTTGTTTGTAAGTCTGCTTCATTACCTGCTACTTCTGTTGGTGTTATTGAAGTTCCTTACCAGAACCGTAAGTTAAAGGTTCCAGGTGATAGAACGTTCCAAGATTGGACAGTTACAATTATCAACGATGAGTCTATGTCTGTACGTAAAGAATTACTTGCGTGGCAGAACGATATTCAAGGTTTCCAAAACTTTGGTTCTAATGGCGATACACCAAGAGATCACCACAGAATATTAACAGTTACTCCTATGGATAGAACCATGGGTGCAATTGGAGATACTGAGGTTGATTTATATGGTTGGCCTTCAGAGATCGGTTCTATCGATCTAAGTTGGGAAACTGCTGATACTGTACAAGAATACACAGTAACATTCAGTATTACTCATGATAATAGTGTTCAATAACCATTATAAATATTACTATAATATTAATTAATGGTTAGGATATACAATGGAATTATTCGGTTATAAAGTTGAAAAACAAATAGGTTCTGCGACGATTGAAAAGGGGTCAAACTCTTTCGTCCCGCCGGACTTAAACGATGGTTCCACTGTTATCAACGGTGGAGGAATAAACGCCTTCGCCACCAATTTTGACGTATCTTTCAAAAACCAGAAAGATTTGATTGGGCAATACAGAGAAACTTCACAAAATCCCGAGGCAGAACTTGCTATCGACGATGTTGTTAATGAAGCAATTGTATTGGACCCATATAAGGACGCGGTATTGATTCATCTGGATAAACTAGATGCTTCAGATAATATCAAGAAAGTTATTACAGAAGAATTTGATGTAATTACTAGAAAACTAGAATTTAATAATTCTGGACCTGATATTTTTAAGCGTTGGTACGTTGATGGTGCTATTCACTATCACATAATTTTTGACAATGATAATGTCAAGAAAGGTATTAAGGAGTTGAGATATATCGACTCTATGGATATCAAGAAAGTAAAAGAAGTAACAAAAGATAAAGATAAAAATGGCATAGAAGTAGTTAAGAAAGTAGACGAATATTGGGTTTACAATACAGAAACTATGACTGGCACACAATCTTTAAGAGTTGCAGATGAGTCGATCGCCACTTCGGATAGTGGTTTATTTGATTCAGGAAAAGAAGTTACATTGTCTTATTTACATAAAGCAATGAAACCTATTAATCAACTTCGTATGCTAGAAGATGCGATGGTGATTTACAGAATTACAAGAGCACCAGAAAGACGTGTGTTCTATATTGATGTTGGTAATCTTCCTAAAACGAAGGCTGAGCAATATCTTAGAAACATCATGAACAAGTTTAAAAACAAAATGGTTTATGATGCTTCGACTGGTAAAGTCAAAGACGGTAAGAATTCAATGTCTATGATGGAAGATTTTTGGTTACCAAGAAAAGAAGGTGGACGTGGTACTGAAGTTACTACATTGCCTGGTGGTCAAAACTTAGGTGATATGGACGACGTGATGTATTTTCAAAAGAAAGTATATCAAGCACTTCATGTTCCACCATCTAGAATGGATCAAGACCAAACATGGGGATTTGGACGTTCTGGTGAAATTAGCAGAGACGAATTGAAGTTTACTAAGTTTGTTTCTAAGTTAAGAAAACGTTTTTCAGATTTATTCTTTACCTTACTTCGCACTCAATTGATTGCGAAGGGTATTATAAGTAAGAGTGAATGGAACGTTTATAGAGAACAAATTGAGTTCGTATTTGCGGATGATGGTTACTTTAGTGAAATAAAGAAACTTGAAATGATGAACCAAAGAATTGAAATGTTAGATACTATTACTAACGGTGAAATGATTGGTCGTTACTACTCTATTGAATGGGTACGTAAGAACATCCTTATGCAAACGGACGAAGAAATTGCCGATATGGATAAGTTGATGGCAAAAGAAAAAGGAGACACACCTACAGATGATGAAGGTATGTCTACCGATACATATTAAAATTAAGGAAATATTATGAGCAATTTAGAAAATTTAATTAAATACGCAAGAGAAAAGAAAGCAACTGCGTTTAAAGACACATTTACTGCAGAAATATCAGATAGAGTATCCGCAAAATTTGATTCAATGAAACAATCAATTGCTAAGACAATGTTTGCTAAAGCAGATAAGTAACTCCGGAGAAGATTCATGAAAACATTTAAACAAATAAGAGAAGAACTAGAAGACGAAACGTTGGATGTATATACGTTTACTTCTGAGCAGTGGGACGAATTGTCAGAAGAAGAACAAGACGACTTTGAAGACTTTGAAGTTGACGGTGAATATGAAGCAGAAAACGGTTCTTCTATTTGGGTTGTTGGTGACGAAGAGTTTGATGTTTTAGGTGTTATGGATGACGAAGACGATATTGAAGAAGCAACTAAATATTCAGGGCGTTCTCGTAGACAAGTTCATATGACTCAAATTAAAAAACGTCGTATGAAAGGTCGCAATAGACAACAGAAACTTAAAACTAACATCAAACGTAAGAAGGCAAATAATAAAATTAAAATCAAACGTAATAGATTAAAAATCACAAGACGTTTTGGTAGTGGTGATAAGTCTGGACGTTCTGGTAAGATTGGTGCTCAACGTAAGAGACGTGGTGGCAGAACAATTACACATAAAGGTTAAAGGAGAATATTATGAGATTAACAGAATCAATTAATAATGTATTGAATGAATCAATTCCAGGTCCAGTTTTAAAATCAGCAAAGAGTGATTTTAAAAAGGCAAAAGGAAGTTTTGACGGAGCAGTAGGTTATCTAGGTGATATTGCAGACGATATCAGAACATATGATCCGAAGACTGCTGCACGAGTAACGGAATTATACAGACAGATGTTGAAGGTACAATCCACTTTCGGTAAAGTTAAACTTTAGGAGAAACGTTATGAGACTAATTTCCGAAATAAATGAATCAGTAAATTACATCACTGAAGGTAAAGGCAAAGACCTTTATATTGAAGGTGTATTTTTACAAGCAGATTTAAAGAATCGTAATGGACGTATGTATCCTGGTGCGATTATGGAAACCGAAGTTAAACGTTATACTGAAACGTACATCGATAAGAAACGTGCGTTTGGTGAATTAGGACATCCTGATGGACCTACGATTAACCTTGACCGTGTATCTCATATGATTACGGCATTAGTTAAAGAAGGAAGTAACTACATTGGTAAAGCAAAAGTTACGGACACTCCTCACGGAAACATTGTAAAGAATTTAATTAACGAAGGAGCTCAACTAGGTGTATCATCACGTGGTATGGGTACGTTAAAGGCCAATAAACAAGGAATTCAAGAAGTACAAAGTGACTTCTACCTTGCTACTGCCGCAGATATTGTGGCAGACCCCTCTGCACCAGATGCATTTGTAAATGGCATCATGGAAGGAAAGGAATGGGTTTGGGACAACGGAGTTATCAAGGAACATGATATTGCAGAAATGAAGAAAGAGATTGAGTCTACGAGTAAATCTAAACTAACTGGTTTAGAAGCACGTATTTTCGAGAAATTTATGAGTGGTTTGTAATAAATAGTTAATTGTTAAAGTAATTAGTTTTATAAATAATAGTAATTAGAAATAAAAACTAATTTAAGATTATAATCAAAATATATTAGGAGAACCTAAGATGAAGTTAAAAACAGAAACTGGCGAAATGTTAGTTCTAGATGAAGCACAGGAATTTTATATTTCTGAAGATGCTAAATCTGACACTTCAATTGATGTATCTGAAGTTGATGCGTTATTAGAGTCTGGCGATTTAGAAATCGTTGCAGAAGAGTCTGATGAAGTTGTTGAAGCAGCTGCACCAAAAGCAACTAAGTTAAAGAAGAAAAAGATTAAGGCAGATGGTTCTGGCGAAGTTGAAGTATTCGAAGACGAAGACGAAGATGGTGACGACGAAGACGAAGATGACGAAGTTGAAGAAGACAAAAAAGTTATTGCTAAAGAAGAAGTAGAGTTAGAAGTAGATGTTAAGGAAGACATGAACGCATTGTTCGACGGTCAAGAATTAACTGAAGATTTCAAAACTCGTACAACTTTAGTATTTGAAACTGCTGTTAAATCAAACGTTAAAGCAAATTTAGCATTAATTGAAGAGAAGATGGAAGCAGAATTAACTGCTAAAACTGATGCTCTTTTAGAAGATGTTACTGCTAAACTAGACGGATACCTTGATTACATGGTAACTGAATGGGTTGAAGAGAATGCTGTTGCGGTTGAAAATGGACTTAAAAATGAAATCCTTGAAGATTTTGTTGGTGGTTTACAGACATTATTTGCTGAAAATTACATTGAGATTCCAGAAGACAAATTCAACGTAGTTGATGAGCAAGCAATTGAAATTGCTGGTCTTAAAGAAGAATTAGACGCAGAAATGAATAAGAATGTGGAAGCACGTTCAGCATTGAATGATGCTACTGCGAAAGATATTTTCGGTACAGTTTCTGAAGATTTGACTATGACACAAGTTGAAAAACTTACTTCTCTTGCAGAAGGTGTTGTATTCGAAGACGCAGAGTCTTATACAGAAAAGTTAGAAACTCTGAAGGAAGCATACTTCCCTACAGAAGAAAGGAAAGAAGAAGTGATTGCTGAAGGTAAAACTGAAGTAAAAGATTCTGAAGAAATGAGCGAATCAATGAAACGCATCGTATCTTCACTTTCAAGTTCAAAAGAAGCAAGCATCTTAGGTGCTTAACATTTATAGTTAATAAGGAGAAAACATAATGTTTTTATCAGAAGAAATTAAAGATAAGTGGCAGCCGGTTATGGAGCATGCAGATGTTCCGAGCATTAAAGATGCTACTAAACGTGCAATCACTTTACGTCTTTTAGAAAATCAACAAACTGCGTTAGATGAAGCTAACGTTACAGGTGCTAATGTAGATAACTGGGATCCTATCCTAATCTCATTAGTTCGTCGTACTATGCCACAATTAATGGCATATGACACAATTGGTGTACAACCAATGTCAGGTCCTACAGGTCTTATCTTTGCAATGAAATCTCATTACACTGGTGAAGCATCTACTGGTGCTGAAGCACTTACTTTACCTGCTGGAGCTCCTGATACGGACTTCGCTGGTGACGATGGTACTGCTGATGCAATGACTACTGCTCAAGGTGAAGCATTAGGTGGATTTGGTGGCGGTGCTACTACTTACAACGAAATGTCTTTCTCAATTGAGAAGTCTAGTGTTACAGCTAAGACTAAGGCTCTTAAAGCAAAATACTCTTTAGAGTTAGCACAAGACCTTAAAGCAATCCACGGTTTAGATGCTGAGACTGAATTGTCTAACATCCTTTCTGGTGAGATCCTTGCTGAAATCAATCGTGAAATCATCACTACTATTAGTTCACAAGCAACTGCTGGTGCAACTACTGGTACTACTTTAGCAGGAACGTTTGACGTTGCTGATGCAGTTGATAACCGTGGTGCTCGTTGGGGTGGTGAACGTTATAAGTCACTACTTGTACAAATCAACCGTGAAGCAAACTTAATTGCTAAGAACACTGGTCGTGGACGTGGTAACTGGTTAATCGTATCTCCAGATGTTGCATCTGCTCTTGATATGGTTTCTGGTCTTGCTGAGCCTTCAATGTCTATTGACAATGGTGCTCAACCTGACGTTACTAACAACGTATTCGCTGGTACATTAGGTGGTAAGTTTAAAGTATTCGTTGACCAATTTGCATCTACTGATACAGTAGTTGTAGGTTTTAAAGGTTCTAACATGTATGATGCTGGTATGTTCTACTGCCCATACGTTCCTTTACAAATGATGAAGTCAATCGGTGAAGAAGATTTCCAACCGCGTCTTGGATTCAAGACTCGTTATGGTATGACTCATAACCCATTTGCGACTGGTACTGCTGGTGCAAACCCGTACTTCCGCAAGTTTACTGTTACTAACCTGTAATAGTTAAAAAGTTTCCCCTACCTTGGGAAAACCGTTGAGTCTATACCTAAACCCATAGACTCTCATGAAACCCCCTTAATTGGGGGTTTTTTGTGGGCGATTATAAATTATTATAAATATAGGTATGAAAAATCAAAATTTAAACCTCGCAAAATCAACCAATTATAAATTAGTTATTGGGGCAATCCCAGGCGTTGACCTATGGTTGAAAACAGCAATGTTGCCTACAATTACAACAAACGAAGTTCCAATCGCAAACCCAGTTGTTGGTAATATTTACAGACCTACTTCTACTCCAGTTTATGCACCATTAATGGTAACGTTTCTTGTTGATGAAGATTTGAGTAATTATAATGAAGTATTAAAATGGATGTATGAATCATCAGGTCCGGATGCATCAAAACGAACGGTAAATGACGCAGATATGATGCATGATGCATCACTACACATTCTATCAAATAACAAGAATGCTACTGATATGGTATATACATTCCATAATATGTTCCCAACTATTCTTGGAGAATTGCAGTTTAATAATGAATCGGCAGAAGAACTCCTTACCGATATAACACTTCAATTCGACTATATGACATTTACTCAAAAATAACTTGACATTTAGACAAAAGTATAGTATAATATCTATATGAATATAGAACAATTAGAAACCCAAGTAGATAAAGATTTATACCTAGACGAAACAATTCTAGCAAAAGAATCTTTAGCAACACCACTCAAACACAACAAATACCTTAAAATGGTACTTCGTGAACGTTTGAAATTAAAGAAATTAAAAACCGAACTATATAGAGTATCATTAGGTAGAACTAACTATTACAACGGAAACGACCCAGACCCATATGAATATGTGTTAAAGGACAGAGAAGTTAAAGAATACGTTAAGATTGACCCAATGGTGGTTGAGGCAGATGCCCGAGTTGCACTACAAGAAGAATTAGTTAAATATCTAGACGAAGTTTGTAAAATGTTTGTGATACGTGGGTTTGCGATAAAGAACGCTTTAGACGTAATGAAATATCATCAAGGGTTGGTATAATTAAATTATGAGTGATATAGTAGTAACAATTAAAGATGATGTATTTTTACGAGTAGAATCGGAAATGGGTATTGCTCATGAACTATCTTCTTTCTTTACGTTTGAAGTACCAGGCGCAAAGTTTATGCCTGCATACAGGTCAAGGCAGTGGGACGGAAAAATAAGATTGTTCAACGTATTTGGTGGCGAAGTTTATGTGGGACTAATAAACTATATCATTGAGTTTGCTAAACATCGTAATTACACAATAGAATACCCTCAATTAGGAGACCAAGAGTCCCTTGAATCAACTGAGACGTTTATTAAGGGGTTAAATCCGCACTCTAATGGAAACCCTATACTACCCTACGACTATCAAATAAACGCCGTTAATTGGGGGATTACGGAGTCCAGAGCACTCCTATTATCTCCAACATCGTCAGGCAAATCTTTCATGATTTACGCATTGACTCAATACTACCGAAAGAAGTTAAACGAGAAGATTTTAATTATCGTACCTACTACATCGTTGGTTGAACAATTATATAAAGACTTTAAAGATTATGCGTCTGAATTAGACCCAACGTTCTCCGAGGACAACGTTCATAGAATTTATTCTGGTAAAGAAAAAGTTACAGATAAACAAATCATTATCACTACATGGCAATCAATTTATAAATTAAAGAAACCATTCTTTGAACAGTTTGGGTGTGTTATCGGTGACGAAGCACATAACTTTAAAGCAAAATCATTAACTAGTATTTTAACTAA